AAAGATCTCGACGAGAGACGAGCGATCGACGTGACTTGCACCAAGCTGCGCCAGGTGGTGGAACAGACCGGCATTGGGCTGGTGCTGGTCTCACACCTCAAGCGACCAGAGGGCCGCGGCCACGAAGAGGGGGCCCAGACCAGCCTCGGTCATTTGCGGGGCAGCCAAGGAATAGCCCAGCTCTCGGATATGGTGGTCGGCGCAGAACGGAACCAGCAAGGTGACGCAGCTGAACGCAACGAGCTGCAGCTACGGGTCCTGAAGAACCGGTTCTCTGGTGCAACAGGGCCATGCGACAAGCTGGTGTATAACCAAGACACCGGTCGGTTGATTATACCTATGTCCCATTACTTCGGAACATGAGAAAACTTTTAATTCTGCTGGCCATGCTTGCGGCACCGGCCCAGGCCCGCACCGTCACTGCCACGGTCTATCACCCGGACTTCAACGGCCAGCCTGACTACTGCACGGGAAAACCGTATCGGCATTGGGGACTGTCGGCAGCACATGCCTCCATCAAATGCGGAACCCTGGTCCGCGTCACCCATGCCGGCCGGTCGTTGGTTGTGCCGATCCGTGACCGGTGCGACTGCGACAGCATTGACCTGTCAGCCGGTGCTGCGTACCGCTTACAAGTGCCACTTGATGGGACGGCTCGCGTGGGGATTTCTTACTGATGACCTTACGCGCCAGCTACGGGATGGCCAACCCCAATTCCTTCTTCGACGCCAAGACCGTGCGCGAGATCCGGTTGCAGCATCTCTGCGACATGGTCTCTGCGTCCCAGATCGCCCGGGACCTAGGCGTGAACGTCAGTTGCGTCAGCCGCATCGTGAACTGGAAGTCATGGGCGGGCCAGGACCAAGACCTGCGGGCGATCCCGAAGCCTGGGCACAAAGGTGGCGACAAGTACCACCGGCCCAAGGCTGACCCGGTGGTGCCAGTGGTGCGGCTCACGTGTCGCACCTGCCTGCATCTCAACGACGACACCGGCATCTGTGACTTCGGGTTCCCCGAGTGCCTGAGCTCTGCGTACACGTTCGCGTCCAAGTGCTGCGTTTACAAACCACTTACATCCCACACCAAGCATGGCTCTGCTAATTGACGCTGACTGGTTGCTGTACGCCGCGTGTGCTGCGTGTGAATGTGACATTCGGTGGGACGAATGGATCAACACATTGCACCTAGAGCAATCAGATGCCAAGAGCTACATCACCCACCAGGTCACCAAGTGGCAAGAGGCGACGGGTGTCAACGACGTGGTCATGTGCCTGTCCAGCTACCCGACCTTCCGGCACCAGCTGTCCACCGAGTACAAGGCGAACCGCACGGGCCGTCGTAAGCCGCTAGGCCTGAAGGACCTACGGGCCTGGGTCACGGCTGAGTGGCCGACCCGGCGCCACGACAACCTTGAGGCCGACGACGTCATGGGGATCCTGATGACCAGTGGCCAGTACCGGGACCCGATCATGGTTACGGCCGACAAAGACATGCGCACGATCCCAGGCCAGCTGCTGCGCATGGACAAGATGGAGGTCAACACCCTCGGGGACGCGAACCGGAACTGGATGACCCAGGCCCTGGTCGGCGACGCCAGTGACAATTACCCAGGGCTGAAAGGGTTCGGCCCGGTCAAGGCGGAGAAGTTGCTGGCCGATTGCAAAACCTTGCCGGACATGTGGGACGCCGTCGTCGGTGCTTACAGAAAGGGGGGTGAGACCTTTGGCGATGCTTTGCTCAATGCCCGCATGGCCCGCATCCTGCGGTACGGGGACTATGACTTCACATCCGGTAGCGTTGAGCTGTGGGATCCAGACCGTGACCCCGCCATGAAAGCCAATGGATGACCTGTTCCCCCCGCTCGATGAAGCCCTGCTGAAGCGGCTGGACGAGATCCACCCCGAGGCCTGCGCTGATCCCAACGCTACTGAGCGTGAGATCTGGATGCAGGTTGGTGCTCGTCAGCTGGTCCGGATGCTATGGGCCGTCTATCTTGAACAACAAAACGAGGGATGACCCATGTGTGGAGGTGGTGGCGGAGCGCCTGACAACAGTGCGCAGATCCGGATGCAGGAGGAGCAGATGAAGCTCCAGCGGGAGCAGATGGCCATGCAACAGGAGCAGGCCAATGCCCAGAAAGCCCAGTACCAGGAGCAGCTAGCGATCAGCAAAGCACCGCCCCCGCCTGCACCGAACCCGGTGGCCCAAGCCGCAGCAGCAGCCCTAGAGAACCCCATGGCCACCAGCCCACAGAACATCCGGGCCGGGGTCGGCCGTCGCAAGCTGCGGACAGACGCGACCAGTGCCGGGCTCAGCATCCCGGGTGTTGGCTAATGGAACTGAACCTGACCAGCAACGTCGATCGCCAGTCCCACCCGTACAACGACGAAGGCGTTGGCCAAGGCGACGTCACGGCAGCGGCCAGGTACGGCCAGCTGCAAACCAACCGTGATGCGTACCTGCAACGGGCCCGGGACTGCAGCAAGGTGACGATCCCAGGCCTGATACCGGATGCGGGACAGGGGGACCGTGGTCGACTCAAGACCCCGTACCAATCGCTGGGTGCCCGGGGTGTCAACTACCTGGCCAGCAAACTACTCATCACTTTGTTCCCCCCGAATTCCAGCTTCTTCAAGCTTGAGATCGACGACCTGGCCCTGCGGGTTGCGGAGCAAGGACCAGAAATCAAGACCGAACTCGACACCGCGCTGGTCAAGGTTGAGCGGGCTGGCATGTCGGCGTTCGAGGTGGCCAATGGCAGAGCCTCGATGCACGAAGCGTTCAAGCACCTGCTTGTGGGTGGGAACGTGCTGCTGTACGTGGCAGAAGAAGGCGTCAAGGTTATCCACCTGAACCGGTTTGTTGTGTGTCGTGACCCGATGGGGTCCGTCACCGAGATCGTGGTTGAGGAGGAGGTGTACCCAGATGCGTTGCCGCCTGGTTTGTACGACGACGTCGAGGACGAGGACGGTGGGTACGAGTCAGGTCGCAGCTCCAAGACCGTGAAGCTCTACACCCACGTCGAGTACGAAGACGGCAAGGTGCATTGGTACCAGGAGGCCAAGGGCAAAGAGATCCCTGGGTCCCACGGCATGTGCGACGCGGACGTGAATCCCTGGATTCCGCTGCGCTTCAACCGCGTCGACAGCGAGGAATACGGGCGCTCCTACATCGAGGAGTACTACGGGGACCTGCTGGCGCTGGAGTCTTTGTATCAGGCGATCCTTGAGGGTTCGGCGGCCGCGGCCAAGGTTCTGTTTCTGGTCAACCCGAACGGCACGACCCGGCCCAAGACCCTGGCGAACGCTGAGAACGGGGCCATCGTGCAAGGCAACGCTGCTGACGTCACGGTCATCCAGACCCAGAAGGCCCAAGACCTAGGCATCGCCAACTCCACCATCGAACGGATTGAGGGCCGGCTGCAGTTTGCGTTTCTGCTGAACACCGCCATCCAGAGACCTGGCGAACGGGTGACCGCCGAAGAGATCAGGTACATGAGCCAGGAGCTAGAGGCTGGCATCGGTGGCCTGTACTCGATCCTGACCCAGGAGCTGCAGCTACCACTGGTGCGTCGTTTGCTCCATGTGTTGCGGAAGCAGCGCAAGCTGGCGGCGTTCCCCAAGGGCAAAGGCGGTGTGCCACTGGTCAACCCCAGGCCCGTGACTGGCCTTGAAGCCATCGGCCGTGGCGACGACCGCAACAAGCTGGTCCAGTTCATCACCACTGCTACCCAAACCCTTGGGCCTGAAGCCCTGGCCAAGTACATGAACGTCGACGAGGCACTGCGTCGTCTGGCTGCCAGTGAATCCATCGACACCACGAACCTCATCAAAACCCCGGACCAACTACAACAAGAAGCTGCAGCTGCACAACAACAGCAGCAGCAGGCCAGCCAACGTGACATGCTGATGACTGGCCTTAAGTCATCTGCGATGGCACAAGTCGCCAACAACTACACCCAAGCTGGAGCCCCGTATGGTCCGCAATTCCCAGAAGGAGCAGACCCTGGACAACCAGGAGCTGCCCCCAACGCCCTCCCCGTCCCCCCAGCAGCACCAGGTATCCCTAGTGGGCCCGCCGGCCCAGGTGCCCCAATGGGGCCCAACGCCTGACATCGTCATCGACGTGGTCGAGACCATGCCCGAGATGCAACCTGACCCCACGCCCGTCGTCACCACTGGCGATGACGGCTCCATCACCATCAACTGAGACCCATGCCTGAAGCAATCACAATCAGCCAAACCGAGACCCCAGCACTGTCAACTGAGAACGAAGAGATGCTTGCCGCGATGGCAGGCGGACAGGACGAACCAGGTGAACTGCTGGCCGGCAAGTACAAGTCGGTGCAGGACCTGGAGCAGGCGTACAAGGAGCTCCAGGCGAAGATGAGTCGTGGGGAAACCGTTGAGCCTGAGGCTGACGACGACGGTGAGCCTGAGGCTGAGGCCGAAGAGGTTGTCACCGGCAACGCCCGGGAGATCTATGGCGACCTGATCGGCGGGAAGCTCGACGAAGCCGGCATCGACTTTGGCGACATGAACACCCGCTGGCAGCAGTCGGGCACCTTGGAGTCCGGGGACTACGAGCAGCTGGCGGAAGCTGGCTTTGACCGGAGCATGGTCGATGCGTACCTGTCGGGCCTGCAGTACAAGGCGTCCCAAGACACAGCCCTGACCACCAAGGAGGTGACGTCGATCAAGGCGTCGCTCGGCGGTGAAGCCGAGTACACCAAGATGATCGAGTGGGCTGGGTCCACCTTGTCGCCCGACGAGGTTGAGGGCTTCAACCAGATCATCAACACCCAGCCGATGTCTGCGGTAAAGATGGCCATCAGTGGCCTGCACGCCAGGTACACAGCAGCCGAGGGTCGGGAACCCAAGCTCATCGGTGGCCGTGCCCCCAAAGGCAACACCGACAAGTTCGAGAGCACAGCTCAGCTGGTGGCAGCCATGTCGGATCCCAAGTACAGCAACGACCCCGCGTACCAGCGGAAGGTGCAGGAGAAGCTGAGTCGGTCGAGCATCTTCTGACGGCTGCAAAGCTCTGGCCCTCCCGCTTGGGGGGGCTTTTTGCTTGGGTTGTGCCTGTCCCTACACTGAGACCACCTAGACCCACTCACAATCAGCGACGGCCCACTGCGGTGGACACCCGCTCGTGAACGGGAGCCCGGCGTCGGGGTAACCCCCAACCCCCCTTTACCTAGGAGCCCAGCAATGGCCGCCCCCGATTTCACAGCTTCACGCCTTGGCCTAGTAAACGCCGCTGGTGGCGGTTCTTGGGCCGGCGACAACGCCTTGTTCCTTCAGGTCTGGGCCGGTGAAGTTCTCACCGCGTTCCGTAAGGCCACCATCTTCGAGCCCCTTCACACCGTTCGCACCATCTCCAGCGGCAAGTCCGCCAGCTTCCCCATCGTGGGTCTGAACTCCGCTGCGTACCACACCCCCGGCACCATGCTGACGGGTACCGCAGTGAAGAACGCTGAAGCTGTCATCAAGGTCGACGACAAGCTCGTCTCCAATGTCTTCATCGCCGACATCGACGAAGCCAAGAACCATTGGGACGTGCGCAGCCCGTACTCGGCTGAGATGGGCAACGCCCTGGCGTATCGCTTCGACCAGAACATCGCCGCAATGATCGCTAAAGCGGCTCGTACCGCCACCAACTTCAACACCGACCTGCCCGGTGGTACCCGCATCAAGATCGTCGCCGCCACCAAGGCTGCCATCACTGGTTCCCAGTTGGCTGCTGCTCTGTTCAGCGCCGCCCAGCGCATGGACGAGAACACCTTGCCCGAGATGGACCGCTACTGCGTGCTGGCCCCTGCTGAGTACTACAAGCTCGTGCAGACCACCGACGTTATCAACCGGGACTGGGGCGGCGCTGGTGCGTACGCCGACGGCACCGTGCTGAAGGTGGCTGGCATCACCATCCTCAAGTCGACCCACCTGCCCACCACCAACCGCTCTGCGGTGTCCGGTGAGCAGAACGACTACTCCGCTGACTTCACCACCTCCGTCGCCCTTGCTTTCAACAAGCAAGCCGTCGGCACCGTGAAGCTGATGGATCTGAAGATGGAGCAGACCGGCGCTGATGTCCATGCCCTGTGGCAAGGCACCTTCATGGTTGCCTCTATGGCCCTAGGCTCCAACATCCTGCGTCCCGACTGCGCGATCGAGATCTACACCGCCACCAGCTGACGGTCCAATATGGGGGGACTCCGGTCCCCCTTTTTTTCTGGAGGTTTCCCATGGCCCTTGCTCGCACCACGTTTCTGGAAGCCGTGAACCGGGTCCTGCAGATGCTCGGGGAAGCACCAGTCAACAGTCTTAACGGCCAGTTCGGCCTAGCCCAGCAGGCAGAAAGCACGATCAACGACGTGTCCCGCAAGATCCAGGCGGAGTGCTGGTCGTTCAATACCGACTTTGAACGCCTGCTGCAGCGGGACGCAGTGACGCTTGAGATCAGCGTCGGCACCAACGTCAGCCGGGTGCAGGTCGACATCTTTAGTTACCCAGACATCGACGTCGTGCAGCGTGGGTCCAGGCTTTACGACCGGCGGGCCGGCTCGTACCAGTTCTCCGAGGACTTGTACGCCGACGTGACCTACGTGCTGGAGTGGGACGAGGTGCCTGAGTACGCCCACCAATACTTCACCATCAAGGCTGGCCGCCAGTTGCAAGAGGCGATTCTGGGTTCAGCTGACCTGTCGCGCATCAACGCAGCAGCAGAGGCCGAAGCCCATGCCCTGTTCCTGGAAGAAGAGACGGCCAGTGCCGGCCACAACATGCTGCGGGGGAACCCCAACCACGCGGACGTCTTCATGTCTTACAAGCCAGCTCGGGCCCTGCGTCGCTAAGCCATGCCACTCATCAGCAGCTCCATTCCGAACCTCATCAATGGGGTCAGCCAGCAGCCAGCAGCTTTGCGCCTGGCGTCTCAGTGCGAGCAGATGGTCAACTGCATGGCCAGCCCAGTGGAGGGCCTGAAGAAGCGACCGTCAGCCCAGTACATCGCCAAGTTGTTCAGTGGATCGGCTGGTGCCGGCCGGCCGTTCACGACCATCGTGGACCGGGACGGATCCATCAAGTACCTGGTGTTGATCCAGGACAATGCCATCAAGGTGTTTGGGCTGGATGGATCCGCCAAGACGCTGACCACCCCAGACGGCACGTCGTATCTCGACGTCACCGGTGAACCCAGCTCCACGTTCCGGGTTGCGTCGGTGGCTGACTACACGTTCATCGTGAACCGTGAGAAGACGGTGGCCATGTCAGGCACGACGTCGCCCAGTTGGGGCACTAAGTCCATGGTGTTCATCAGGTCCGCTGAGTACGCCACCACGTACAGCATCACCGTGAACGCCACCACGGTCACCTACGAAACCTTGCCGGCTGGTGGCAAGCGGATCTCAGCCAGCTACAGCCGCGCTTCCAACACGGTCACGGTGACCGCTACGGCCCACGGCTTGTTCACCAATGACCAGGTGGACATGAGCTTCACCAGTGGCTCTGGTACCGCTGGCACGTACACGATCACGGTGACTGGTGCCGACACGTTCACGTACGCGGACCCGGTGGGTGGTACGACGTCAGGCAACTGCACCGTCGTCCATGAACCGAACTACAGCCCGAGCACAGTTGAGATTGCTGGGGCCCTGAAAACATCGCTGGCCACAGCACTGGGCGGCACGTTCACCGTTACCAACGGCACCGGCGAATACATCGTGCGGATCGCCAAGAACGACGGGACCGATTACACGTTGGGTTCTAGCGACACCAAGACCAGCTTGGCCACTGTGCCCATCAAAGGAACCATCGACTCCATCAGTGACCTGCCTGTCACCGCTGAGCACGGGTTCATCGTCAAGATCCTGGGCGCTGCTTCCACTGGGCTCGACGACTACTACGTGAAGTTTGCGACCAACGCTGGCTCCGGCTTTGGCCTTGGTGTCTGGCAGGAAACGGTGGCCCCAGGCATCACGTACCTGTTCGATGCGACCACCATGCCGCATGTGTTGATCCGCAACAACGATGGGACCTTCACGTTTCAGAAGTTCACGTGGGCCGGGCGGGTGGCTGGTGACACCTTGACGGCACCGAACCCCAGCTTTGTTGGATCCACCATCCAGAACGTCAACTTGTTCCGCAACCGGCTGGTGCTGCTGGCCGACGAGAACGTCATCACGTCGGCCGCTGATTCGTACGACCGGTTCTGGCCGGAATCGGTGCAGACCGTGGTCGATTCGGACCCCATTGACCTGAGCGCCGGCAGCCGCAAGATCAACTTCCTCATGGCCAGCGTCGGGTTCGCAAACGTGCTGCTGTTGTTCAGTCGGCACGGCCAGTTCCGGTTGGACTCAGGGTCCAGCGTTGGCCAGTCGCTCACCCCTAAGACCGCGGCAGTCACCCAGGTCACAGCGTTCGAGATGGGCGACGTCGTGGACCCCGTCATCGTGGGTCGCACCATGTACTTCGCCGTGC